CCAAGCCGAGACTTTGAGCGATGGCAAACCGCCGCCATGCAGAACGTCCGGCTACAAACAAAAGTTGAGTTCGTTGACCCGGTATCGATGGAAGTTATTATTTACTTTGGCAGCGACACCCGCGCCGATCTAGACAACCGGCTGACCAGCATACTCGATATGCTCGTCAAGTGCCATGTACTGCCGGACGACAAATGGCAGAACGTCCCGGCGATCGCACTGCAGGCAGAATATCGCAAAAACCGCCCCGGCGCTTTTGTGCGAATGACCGAGTTGCCAGCTGATTACCTCGGCGCTGAACTGGCAGCAACACGCGCCAAGCGAAAGCCCCGGAAACGCTAGCGCTATTCGTATGTTACAATTACAATATCTGGTATAATATAAACCAATAACAAACTACGCTTACGGAGCGGCAAACCCGGCTTAAAAAGGACAGCAATGGAACCACAGCCGGTAATCGATCCACGAGAATATGAAGCCCAAGCAATAGCGATTCAATTATTGCGACAGCTTAACGTATACGAACCGCAGGTTGCTAATAAGTATGCTTACTACGAAGCCGACCACGACACCCGCGACTTTGGTATCTCCACCCCTCGTAAAATGCTCCACCACCGCCCGGGTATTGGCTGGGCAAGTCGTGCAGTCAACTCTCTTTCAGACCGCGTAAACTTCGACGGATTCGCTCGTGACTCGTTCGGTGTGAATAACTATTTTACTCAAATCAACGCCACCAGCGTTATTAGCCAGGGCAAGCACGACAGCGCAATTGGCGGTTGTGCCTTTGTTGCCGTTGTCGACAATGCCGAGGACGACCCAGCGCACCCTAAAATCCTCATGCCATTTACTGCAGAGGAAGCCACCGGAGAAATCAACCAGACGACCGGCTTGCTCAACTGCGGATTAGCCGTTACTCGCTGGGCAAAACCACAGCCGAGTATTGCAAACCCTGCTCGCCGGGTGCGCTTCGCGCCTGCAGACTTCATTGTCTTTACTAGGGACTTTACCGCCATATTCGAGAACCGAGAGCTATCATTTATCGTCGACAACCCAACCGGTCGCTGTTTGCTATTGCCTATGACCCACCGCGCCAGCGCCCGCCAGCCACTTGGTAAATCACGACTTACGAAAACCGCCCGCCGGATCATCCAAGAAGTCGGTCGCCAAAAGCGCCGCGAGGAAATTGCCGAGGAGTTCTACAGCCTGCCACAGCGCTACATTACCGGACTCGCTGAGGGTGCTAAAAAAGACCCTAAGCTAGACAGCTCCATTGGTATCGTATGGGCAATCCCGAAGGACGAGGACGGCAACGCGCCGACCGTTGGTCAGCTCCAGCAAATGTCAATCGACGGCTTCATCGGTGCGAAGAAAGACAAAGCCCGCGACTTCTGTGCAGAGACAGCGCTTACACTTCGCAACCTCGGTTACGAAACCGGCAACCCAACCAGCGCCGAGAGCCTATCGGCTATGTCAGACGACCTATTGCTCGAGGCTACAAACTGGCAGGACGAGCTGGGTAACCAGATCAAGAATATCGCTATTACACTCCGTATGAGTATCGACGGCATTAGCGACGTCCCTGATGCTATGAATGAATTACTACCTGCCTGGAAGCCTATATTCCAAATGGACGTGGGCGCGACCGGCGACGCTATCGGCAAAATACAAACTGCCATGCCTGAGTTTATTGGTACAGTTGCCAGCTATCGTATGCTCGGTGTTTCAATTCGCGAAGCTGAAGAGCTCGTCGAGAAACGCAAAGCTCTCGCCGGTGGTCAATTTATGAATAATGGAGGTGCATCGTAATGGCTGATGGCGTAACAGTACCAGTAGAGTCCCCGAACGCTTATGCGAACGAGGTAGATCTAACGAACTTCTGGAAAGCCCCGGACAACGCCGACCGCGCTAATTACCTGCTCAAGTTGGCTAGTAACCGTCTGCGACTAATCGGAAGCGACACAGGCGTTGACGTGGACGCACAGGCGAACTCAAACCCGGCATACTTCGACACGCTCCAGTGGGTAGTCATGGAGTCGGTTAAACGCGCCCTGCAAGCCCCACTTGATGGTCAGCCAGCCGAGAGCCTGCAACAAACTGCTGGTCCGTACAGTGAAAATATCAAATATACCAACCCAACCGGAGACCTGTGGTTCAAGAAGTCCGAGCTATCTGCTATCGGATTAAACGGCAACCCGCAACTCTACAGCATAAGTACCTCTCGTACAGACATATACGGATCATAAAATGCTCCAGTATTTTGCTGCTACTGCCCCGCCAAATGATCCGGTCAGTTACTACTTCACTCAAGGTGTGCTCGGTGTAACGGTGATCGCGCTGATTATAGTCATTCGTTTTATGTGGAATTACTTCACGAAGAAAATCGACGAAAAAGATTTAAAGATAGATATGTTACAGAACGCCCGGCTCGAAGATAATAAGATACATACAACGGACTATCGCGAAATGGCGAAAAACGATCAAGCGGTGCTCCTAGGTAACGCTAACGCACAAGAGCTAATGGCTGGTAAAATAGAAGCAGTAAGAGGTAGACGATAATGTCGTGGTTTAAACGCAAAAAAAAGGACGAGCCGATCGTAATACCACCCGCAGCAACCAGCCGGGTAGAGGTTGAAGTACACAAAAATGCCAGCCTCGAAGCCGCCCAAAAAGCAAAAGAAACCAACCAGCACCTGAATGACCTATTGGTCGAAAACGGGTTTACGCTTAAAATATATCTAGCGGCTGGTGGTCATCAGCCAAACAATAAAAGAAGTGGGAATAAAAATGATTGAATTAATACCGTATATCTTAATACTGCTGGCAATCAGTGCTGTGGCAATGTTCTTTATTATCAGAGTTATCGCCCGGCAAGTGCAGCTTTTCAAGTTCCCGATTACCGACCGGCACGTCCGGCGCTTCAGGAACACGCTGTTTGCAATATCGCTCACGATAATAATCATGGGCTTAATACCTATTGGCATCAACGTATTCACGCTGTTTAGAGACACCGGCAGACCAGATACTGTCCAGTGGTTGAGCTTTATATACTCTATGGGCGTGCATCTGCAGACCCTATTGCTATCTTACTTACTGTGGCGCATATATCGCCTGGCAAGTTCTAGTTTCAACGACCGCGAAAAATAGTGTTACAATAAAAGCAAGCAGAGCATTCCTAGCGAATAGTTGTGCCGACAATCTCAGAGGACTAAAACCATGAATGACTCCAGCAAAGTTTCGTTTGGTAAGCCAAAAGCCACCGGTGCGCTATTCGTAGCACCTGCCGGGACTACTCTCCCAACTACAGCGAGCGCTTCGCTCGACCCAGCTTTCAAAGGCTTGGGATATGTTAGTGAAGAGGGGTTGGTAAACAACACCGAAACAGACGTCGAAGATACATTTGCATGGGGCGGCGACAATGTATTGTCGGGACAAACCACCTATGCGGAAATGTTCACGTTCAATCTCATCGAAACAAACGTTGAGACTGCGAAGTTGTACTATGGTGAGGATAATGTCACTGTGGTTGGCGATAACATTACGATCAAGGCGAACGGGCAACCGCTCCCTGAAATCGTATTTGTTGCTGAACTCGTTATGACCGGCGGACGCATCAAGCGTATCGTTGTCGAACGTGGTCAAATCGTTGATCGTAGTGGCGAGATTACCTATGTGGACGGCGAGCCTATCGCGTATCCAATAACGCTTAAGGCATACCCTGACAGCGACGGTAACACCCACACCGAGTACATTGCTCTCGTAGCATCGTAATCGAACGTGCAATCGGCAAGAAGCGCCCTCCGGGGCGTTTTTTGTATGTTATAATCGAGGTACTAAGTAAGAATGGAGAATTAGAAAGCTATGGCTGACGAAACTAAAAAAAGCACAATTAGTGAAGTAACTGTTGATGGGTATACGTTCAAAGTCGACACCGACCTCATGGACGACGTCGAGGCGTTTGAATATATCGACCGTATTGAAAACAAAGGGCAGGTCGCGGCAATCGTGCCACTGCTTACGTTCATGATCGGCGCTCCCGGCTATGCAAAAATGAAAGCATATTATGCCGACAAGGATGCCAAAGACCACGCCGAAGAGCTGAAGACTGCAGGCGAAAAACCCGACACCGAATACAAGGGTCGCTTCCGTATGAAAAAACTCCAGGAAGTTTACCTGGCAATTATTGAGAAATTCAACCCAAAAGACTAGCGCTTCTCAAAATACGCCGGGAGTACTTTGACGAATTAGAAGCGGACTTCCAACAATATTACAACCTGGATGTCGCGCTGATCGACCCGGACAAAGCAGCGCGGTTACTCTTTCAGTTACCGCGTGGCTCTCGGGTGTTTATCAAGTACCAACCGGCGCTCCAATGGGACTGGTCCGAAGTACTGCAGAACAAGATGGTTTATTACCTCGAAACGCTCGTCTGGCAGAAGGGGTATGATCCCAAAAAGAAAGCCCAGCACATGGCACGCCGTCCTAAGCTATTCCGACCGGACTTTATGCCACAGGTATCGGCAGAGGGCGAGATCAGCAAGGGCGCAGAGGTACATACCACCGACGAAATCGATGCAATACTCGCGAAACCCCGCAGTTAAAAAATGTATTCAGTCTGATATACTAGCAAAACAGCCCCCGCTCTTGATACGTTCCGAGCGGGTTTTTGCTTGATTATTAGCCTAGATGTTCGCTTTTTGTTCCCTCCCCTACTCTACTCAGGTGAAAAATAAAAAGCCCCCCACCCCTATAAACTTGCGAAAACGTCAAGTCTAGGGAGCGGAGTAGGGGACTCCCCCTCGCGTGCGCTATACTATAAGCATGAGTAGTGATGTATCGTTCTCCCTCGACACTGATGCCGCCGCAGAAATACTGACGACGATGGTCGCTCCAGTGATCAAACAATCGGCAGAGGCTATTGCTGCACGCGCCCGGTCAATGGCGGGAAGTATGAGCAGTGAACCGCCGGAGATAACTGTCACAACTACAGTGGGCGTAAACAAAGGTGGAAAAGGTCGTCGTGCTATCGCTACGATTACCGCCACCGGCAAAGATGCTCACTCGAATTACATCGGACACCAGGCGCTCGCAAAAGCCAAAGATGCAGGGCGCGTCTAGCACTCGATTATGTTATAATTTACAATATCAAAACAACACGCCGACGGTTGCGGTAAAACTGGCTTAAGCAAAGGTATAAAAGCAACCAAATGGCAGACATCGGTTCAGCAACAGTCAGAGTAACGCCGAACATGACCGGCATCCAGAGCAAGATTGCTGCTGGGTTTAAAGGCTCTGCTGGTCCGGCAACCGCCGCTCTCGGCGATGAGGTAAATGCCAACTCTGGTCCTTTCCAGTCTGCTATTGGCAAGCTGGGTGGTTTCGCTAAGGCGGGCGGTATCGCTATCGCCGCTGGTATGGCTGCAGGAGCGGTCGGGCTGGCTACACTGACCACAAAGGCGTTGCAGTCCGGTGCGGAGCTAGAACAGCAACTGGGGGGCGCTGAGGCGGTATTCGGAGAGTATGCCGCGCAGATCAAAGCCAAAGCCGACGATGCCTATACGAACGCCGGTCTATCTCAAAACGAATTCCTGCAGGGCGCTAACAAGATGGGGTCGCTATTCCAGGGCGCTGGCTTCAGCGTTCAGCAGTCTATGCAAATGTCCGCCGACTCTATGCAACGTGCCTCTGACGTTGCCTCTATCATGGGTATTGATACAACCTCCGCGCTAGAAGCGGTGGCTGGTATGGCTAAGGGCAACTTTACCATGATGGATAACCTGGGTGTCGCCATGAACGATACAAGCATCCAGGCTTATGCGCTCTCAAAGGGTATCAACAAGTCCACTGCAGAAATGACCGCCCAGGAAAAGATCGGACTCGCCCAGCAAATGTTCATGGAGAAAACCTCCAAATATGCCGGAAACTACGCGAAAGAGAACGACACCCTTGCTGGTAGCATAAACACTACCAAAAAAGCGTTTGAGGACTTTATGGCAACCGGCAACGTGACCGGATTCGTCGAGAGCTTGGTAAATACTATCAAGATCGCCGTCCCGCAGATTATTGCGCTACTGCCTAAGCTAGTCGACGGCATCGTTCAAATCGTACAGGCTATCGTCCCGGCGCTGGCTTCAGCACTACCAACGCTCATCCCTGCCCTCATTAACGCGGTCGTCAGCCTTATACAAGCGCTGGTCGCGGCAATGCCTACAATCATCCAAGCGCTACTCGCTGCACTGCCGTTACTCATAAACGGCTTTATTCAGCTGTTCCTGGCTATCGTAAAGGCACTGCCTGCAATCGTTACTATGATCGCCAACGCGCTCCCTGAAGTAATAAAAGCCATCGTGGACGGTCTTACCAACCCGGAAGCGCTCACAGCCCTCATTATGGGCGCTATACAGCTATTCTTGGCAATCATCCAGGCACTGCCGATCATTATCGTGGCATTGGTAAACGCCCTGCCGGTAATTATCGACAATATCATCAAGACCCTCACGAGCACGCAATTCATAAACATGATGATCCAGGCAAGCATCCAGTTATTCATGGCGATTATAAAAGCGATCCCGCAGATCATTGGCTCGCTCATCGGTGCTATGGGTTCAATCCTAAAAACTATCGGCGACACGCTCTCTCCGTCGAACTTGGCGCGAATTGGTGGCGACATGATAAAGGGACTGTGGAACGGTATCAAAGACCTGTCCGGCTGGGTACTCGATAAAATTAAAGGCTTTGGCTCTGACGTAATGAAGGGCATCAAAGGCATATTCGGTATTCACTCGCCATCAACCGAGTGGGCGTGGATCGGAAAAATGGACGTCATGGGCTTGGCAAATGGTATTACTGACAATGCCGGTCTCGTAACGAAAGCCGTCGACCAGCTCGCTACTGAAGCAATGTCGGGCATGACAATCGCACCGGCTATGGCTGGCATGAACGTAACGCCTATTGACCCGGCTGGCGTAAACGGCTCGGGTATTGCGGCAAACGGTGGAATAACGCAAAATAATAACATCTACAATCAAGTGGATCTAGACTCCGTCAGTCGCGAGCTAGCGTGGCAGGTAAGGCGATAATATGAATATACTATTAAACGAAGCACTCACACTCAGCGCCGACCCTAACGGTGGCAACTTCATTATTAAAAAGGTGACCGGGCTTGGTCCGGCTGATATTCGCACCTCGAGCTTTCTATATAGCGGTCGGTCCGGTGGATTAGTAACCGACCAGCAGTCAGGCTTCCGTATGGTGAGTGTCGAAGGCAAAATCGGACAAATAGGCGGCTCTCGAGCGCAGCACGCGCTAGACCGCCAGACGTTACTCGCTGCACTACCTCTCGGCACAACTATACCGGTGTATATAACCAACTTTGCCGGGGAGCAGTTTCGTATTGACGCAAATGTTACCGATGCAAAGGTCGAGTATAGCCAGGGGGGTTATACTAGCGACTATATGATCCAACTTACTGCAGGCGACCCGCTATTTTACAGCGTAAGCGGCGGCGACGAGCAAAGCGCTATCGTCAACCGAACCCCCGACAGCGGTGGTTATGTTACCCCTTATATATTGCCAGTAGTATGGGACATCGGCGGTCAGCCTACTGTCGTCCTTAACAGTGGCAACGCGGTCGTATATCCGGTAATAACTATCTACGATGAAACCCACGACCCTATCCTTACGAACCAGGCAACCGGCGAGCAGTTTGCTATGAGCATCAATACAAATACCGGCGACGAGTTGGTAATCGATATGCTCAACCGCACCGTAAAGCTAAACGGCTCGGATGTGATCGGCAATAAAGTCGACGGCAGCGTATGGTTCGGACTCCTGGTTGGCAATAACGCCATCCGCTTCGACACTGATACTCCAGACGACGACGGATATGCTGAAATTATATGGCGTAACGGCGTGACGGGGATCTAACCCATGACACCTCAACTAAAATATGAATTCGAGCTATGGATCAACGGCGTAATGGTCGCTGACATTAGCAAGCTCGCCACCGCCCGCAGCTATAAAATCAAACGCAACGACAGCGAAGAGCTCGTATTTACTCTCGACGTAAAAGCCTTTGAGAACCACTGCGTGGCAGCCGGGCGCGACCCAGAGGCTACGCTAGTACCGTATGTTACTGACGTCCGCGTAAAGCGCGAGGGTAGTTATTTATTCGGTACTCAGGTGGTGGACATAAATTACACCTTCAATGAGGGTGGCGCTAGTATGGTCGTAAAATGTAACGGTTTCTTGGATCTATTCCGCGACCGATATATCACAAAAACCTATACGGCTGAAGAGGCGACAGCAATTGCACGCGACATGCTCGATGAAACACAAACGGTATACGGCGACTTTGGTGTTGTCGACGGTCCAGATCAGTTTGTGACTGGCGTGCAGCGCGACCGCAACTTCATAGACCAGAATATTAAAGATGCGCTCATGAACCTGACGGAGCTTATTGATGGGCAGTTTGACTTTGCCTTTACGCATGACCGCAAATTCAACACCTACGAAATGCAGGGGACATACCGCCCGAACAACCGGCTAACTTATCCGTACAATATTAAAAGTATTAGCACGCCAAAAACAGCCGTCAACCTGTTTAATTACACGATCGGGCTTGGCTCTGGGTTTGGTGAGGAAACGGTACGCTCTGAGGGCGGCGATGCGCAGGACGTGGACAGTCGCCTAAATTATGGCACGCGAATGCGGATCGTCAGCTTCAACTCTATCGAAGACCAAACGGTACTCGACCAAAATACTGCAGCAGAGAACGCCCGAACAAAAGATTTACTCATACTGCCGAAACTAACTGTCTCTGGCGAATTCCTCGACCTTAACACCGTATGGGTTGGCGACCGTATACCAGTCGAAGTACAAGGACACCCGAGCCTACCACTAAACGACATATATCGCATCGAACAGCTCGACGTTACGCTAGACGAAAACGACGCCGAGGATATTGCCCTGACGGTCGATAATTACGGCTTTGTGCAGGTATCATAATGACCAGGCTTGGCTTAATACCGGAGCTGTCGTTCGCGGAGGACTTTAAGCAACTACGCCGGGACGTTGAGGCTATAAAAAACGCACAACGTGTGGGGCGAGACATTTTAAAGCCTAAGATTATCGAGTGCTTGGACGGCAGCGGAAACCCTACTGTATATGACCTCGTCTCGGTGGCAACGCCGGACGGCTTCGGTGGCTATATCAACCGCGCCGACTTTGTCGCACGCTTTACAGCCGACCACCAGGACAACCCATGGGGCGCACCGCTCTATAAACTGATGTACGGAAGCCCAACCACACCCGCAACGCCGGGACAAACCTACGGCTTCACTTATCCGTATCTGGACGACTTCTTGGGCGTGCCTGGAAAGGTCAGCTATTGGGGTTACTTCGGAAACAACGACTTTATGGATGCAACGCTAATCTATATCAAGGTGTATTTTTACGCGACCGACACCGGCTCACTAACCGTAACTGCGGAGAGTATACCATAATGAAGCCTGACGATTACTATAACCAACTCGGCACTGAATTAAAGAGTATTGAAGATCAAATCCGCGATCTAAAAAAGCGCCAGCCAAACGGCACTGACACAGTCCTTACTTACGCGAATAAAAACGTTGCGTGGGATATTGACTGGACGCCCACCTGGTCCTACACTCCCGGCTCAAGCCGAGGGTTAAACAAAGCTGTTATATTCGACGCCGACGAGCAAGATGCGCCAATTAGCTCAATGCGCTATGAAATATTAGTCAACAACACATACTGGTATACTATCGGGACGTTTGACGCGCCTTTCATGGGGTTGGTAGCGGTAAACGGTTATGTTCACGATTACTTCCTGTCTTATGCCGGTTTAGTACCGACACCCAAAAAAGACGGCTGGTATTTTAACGTCACCGCTTATGCTAGTGGCACAAACGTCAAGGTTCGCTTTATAGTAGACAGTACCGATACCGGAACAATAACCGTACAGGATACCGCATAATGGCTAGCCGACAAGATTTACTCAGCCTCCAAGAGCGCGTAAAAAACGCGATTGCTACGCTTGCCGAGATGAAACGCACCCCGCAGCCTATGGCTGGCGACAGCTGGGTATACTACCGGCGAATGATCGCCCCCGCGTGGGACTTCGAGGTGCATGGGGTTACCGGCACAACTTACAGTAAATTATTCAAGGTTACATACGTGGTCGCGCGTCCGGAGACCGGCTTCGCACTTCCATTTGTAGAGGTGGACTGGGACAACCCGGTATTTCAGGGAATGTCATACAACTGGGCGCCGGTCCGGGACGATCCGTACAGTTGGTGGCTGACTGTCAAGCATGTTACTTACGATGCGTCTGCTGCAGGCATCATGATTAGGTTTAATATATTTGCACCCCAGACTGGTACAATAACTGTAACGGAAATACCATAGATATG